CAAGATCAGATATAAAAATTACCAGAGGAATAAAACGAGAGCCTAAAAAATGAACCTAGAGCTTTCCGCACCTCAACATATTTTTTTAAATGACCTTGGCACAAAATATCGCGCTTATGTTGGTGGATTTGGATCAGGCAAAACCTTTGTTGGTTGTTTGGATTTATTAATATTTGCAAGTCACCACCCTAATACAAGGCAAGGTTACTTTGCACCTACCTATGGAGCTATCAGGGATATATTCTACCCAACAATGGTAGAGGCGGCAGATTCAATGGGTTTTACATGCGAGATAAATGTAGGCAATAAAGAGGTGCATTTATTCAGAGGTGGTTTTAATTATGGAACTATAATTTGCAGGTCGATGGATAACCCAAGAAATATATTTGGCTTTAAAATTGCCCGAGCTTTAGTTGATGAGCTGGATTTAATGCCTAAACCTAAAGCAGAACTTGCTTGGCTCAAGATTATAGCCCGATTAAGGCTTAAAATTGACGGTGTAGTAAATGGCATCGGGGTAACAACTACTCCTGAGGGTTTCTTGTTTATCCACTCTACATTTGCAAAAGAGCCGACAGAGTCCTATTCTATGGTTCAAGCATCAAGTTATGAGAACCACAAACACTTACCAGAGGATTATATACCTAGCTTGCTAGAATCATATCCTGCAAAGGTTGCACAGGCTTATATTGGCGGTGAGTTCGTTAATATGAAGTCGGGCAGTGTTTACAATGGTTATGATAGATTGCTGAATGATTCATGTGAAACAATACAGAAAGATGATGTTTTATACATTGGTATGGATTTTAACGTAGGCCATATGTCAGCGATTGTCCATGTGAAAAGAAATGAAAATAAAACGCCTCATGCAGTTGATGAAATAATAGACGGCTATGATACTCCAGAAGTTATCCAGACTATCATTGCTAGATACAGTGGTCACAAAATTAGAGTGTACCCAGATGCAAGTGGAAGTAGCAGAAAGTCACTTGATGCAAGTAAAAATGATATAGCTTTACTGGAGGCGGCAGGGTTTAGTGTTATAGCTGATCCATCTAACCCGCGCATAAAAGACAGAGTGTTGGCTATGAACGTGTTATTTTGTAATAATAAAGACGAGAGAAATTATTTTGTTAACAAGGATCGATGCCCTAAATATGCGGATAACCTTGAGCAACAGATTTGGGGTGATGATGGCTTACCCGATAAGAAACAGGGCAAAGACCATACAAACGATGCTGGTGGCTATTTCATTTACCAAGACTATCCAATCATAAAGCCTGTGCATAGTCTTAAAGTCCAATACATGAGGTAATAAAAATGCCAGTTGATCAACCCAATAAAGAATATAATAAATCAGTTTATAAAATCAAAGTCGTGAGAGATTGTTGCGCGGGTTCTGAGGCTATTAAATCAGCCCAAGCAATCGATCAGAATGACGAGTCACCAGTTGCAAATATGGCTGGTACATTTTATTTGGCCGCACCTAACCCCGCTGATTCATCAAAAGAAAATAGACTCAGGTATATTGATTACAAAAAGCGAGCATTATTTGTAAACTTTACAGGACATACGAAAGATGCTTATGTCGGTATGGTTTGCCGTAAAGAACCGTCGATTGTATTACCGAAAAGCCTATTACCTATGCAATACAATGTCGATGGAATGGGGAACTCATCTTACACCGCGATTAAGCGCACGTTAGATGAGGTGATAACGGTAGCCAGAGAGGGTTTATTATTAGATTACGCTAAAGTGGCAGAGGGTCAAAATTTAAGCCAGACTGAGGGGGTTATGCCAACAATCAAACCCTATGTTGCCGAGTCAATTATCAACTGGAAAACTGAGGTAATAAACGGCATTGAAGTTTTGACGATGGTCGTGCTAAAAGAAGAGATAGCCGTCAAAGAAGATGAGTTTACTGACGATGTAGAGACTCAATTCAGAGTTTTAAGAATGGTTGAGGGTGTTTACACTCAGGAAATATATACAGATAATGATGAGCTGGTACTCTGGGACGATGAGGGAAATACAAGCCACACACCTAAACAGGCCGATGGTAAGCCTTGGACGTTCATACCGTTTATATTTTGTGGAGCTTTAAACAATGATCCAGACATTGATAGGCCAATACTTTATGATTTAGCTGAGATTAACATATCGCATTATCGTAACAGTGCCGACTATGAAGACTCTTGCTTTATGGTAGGTCAACCAACTCCAGTAATGGCTGGGCTTACTCAGCATTGGGTTGATGAAGTGTTAAAAGGTGAGGTAGTACTTGGCAGTCGTGCTTTCGTTGGGTTGCCAGTTGGGGGGTCAGCAATGTTATTACAAGCTAACCCTAACCAGATGCCAGAGCAAGGAATGAAAACAAAAGAAAATCAGATGATACAGATCGGGGCTAAGATAATTACTAGCTCGGGTGGTGTTGAAACTGCGGAGGCGGCAAGGATTAGATTCAGTGGCCAAAATTCTAAGCTAGGAACGTTGGTTGATAATGTCGAGCAGGCTTATGAGCAGATGTTTGAATGGGCTCTATTGTTCATCGGTGGAAAGATAGAGCAAGAAGAAGAAATAACCATTTCATTGAATAAAGAATTTTACGAGCAAGGCGCTGATCCTCAAATGATACAAGCTCAGATATTAATGCTTGATAGGCAGATAATCAGCACAGGTGATATCCGTAATTACTTAAGAACCTCTGGCAATATTGATGGTGATAGAAGTGATGAGGATATTGAAGCAGATTTAAAAGAGGTTAACCCAATAAAATGAGTAATGTAGCTGATGATTATTTACAAAGGCAAATATTAACTCAGCGTTACATGAGCGCATTGACGCGGAAATATTCGGCACAGCTTATTCAAATGAATGACATGGTAGCTAATATGATTACCAAGGCGGGGTCTACAAGGAGGCTAGAAGAGATTAGGCGCGATCTTGAGTTTGCTATCGGTGAGTCGTTAGTTAAGTTCAACAAAGACTTTACAGAGGATATGGAGGGCTTAGCAGAGCAGGAGCTTGATTTTGTTTCTAAGACAATAAATGCAAATAGTAAAGTATTGTTACAGGTGCCAAATTTTGATTCTATATTTGAGGCGATAATGAAAAGCCCAATGGATCTCGATTTAACTGGATCACGTTTGACGTTAGGCCAAGCGTTGCTAGAATTTTCTGAGGGTAAAGCCGACGAGATTAGGCAAGTTATATTCGATGGTATTGTGACTGGCCAAACAAATCGAGATATGGCAAATGGCATTCAGGATTTATCTAGTTTAAGATCTCGCGCTCAAGTTGACGCATTAACCAGAACATTATCAAATCATACGACAGCACAAACAAGGAAAGGATTTGCTGAAGAATATCGAAACGTATTTGACGGTGAAGAATTTTTAGCTACACTAGACTCAAGAACAACATTGGAATGTGCTGGAGCAGATGGCAAAATATTCCCAGTTGGGCAGGGTTTATATCCACCTTTGCATTGGGGTTGTCGGAGCTTGAGAGTTCCAGTGATGAAAGCCAGCTATGATGCACAAACCAATAAATCAAACAGAGAGGATTTTGATTCATGGTTAAGGGATCAGCCAGCAGGGTTTCAAGATGAGTATTTTAGTGGCGAAAAGGGCATGGTTAGAAAAGAGCTATTTCAAAAGGGCGATTTAAAAATAGAAAAATTCACAGATGATTCAGGGCGAGAATATTCACTCAAAGAATTAAGAATGCTGTATGGCGAAAGTTTCAAGAAAGCAGACATAACCAATTTTGGTTAGTGACCAACGGAGAGCAAGCAAGTGTTTATATTTAATAGATATGTAAAAAGAGCGGAATTAGGTAGCAATGGCGAGGGCGGTGATGGGTCAGGCGGTACACCACCAGCTAACAATGACGATGGTGAGGATGATTTAAAAACTCAATTCGCAAAGCTGCAAGAAGAAAACGCAAGCATGAAAAACAAAATGACTGAGTTGCTCGGTGAGACCAAGAGAGCTAAGCAGTTGCAACGTAATGCTGATGATCTTGTTGCACAAGAAAAAGCAGACAAAGCAAAAGCCGCTGGAGACTTTGAGCAGTTGTTTAAATCCAGTGAAGATAAGGTGTTAACCCTTACTGAGGAGCTTAAATTAATTAAAGATGGTGTAAGCTCTGATAAAAGAAAATCGGCTGTTATGACTATTGCTAGAGAGCTATCGGATGGTGATGATGCAGAAAATTTAGCCGCATTAATCGAAAACCGCTTGAAATATCATGACGGAGAGCTTAAAGTGCTGGATAAGAACGGACAATTGACTGTGTCAAGTCTGGAAGATTTTAAAGCTGAAATTAAAAGTACACCGCGATTTAAATCACTTTTAAAAGGCTCACAAGCTACAGGTGGCAGTGCCAACGGTAACAGGGGAAGTACCCCGAACACAAAAACCGTCACAAGAGCAGAATTTGACTCAATGAACCATAACCAGCGTTCTAAGCATTTCTCTACTGGTGGCACAGTTTCTTAATAAATTTAAAAGGTATTTAACATGGCTAACGTATTAACAGATTTAGCAGGTGATATATATAAAGCGGCTGATGTAGTAGGCCGAGAGCAAACAGGCGCAATTGCAGGTTCAACTATCAATGCTGATGGTTCTGAACGTGTTGCAGTTGGCGATACTGTTCGTTCTTTCTTTACTCGTCCAGCAACCGAAGTTGATGTAGCACCATCGATGACAGTGCCTGAGGGTTCTGATCAAGTTGTTGATAATAAAACAGCGACCATCACTAAAGCAAAAGCGGTTCAGATCCCTTGGACTGGCGAAGATATTAAATCAGTCAATAATGGCTCTGGTTTCCAGACTATTTACGGTGACCAAGTAGCTCAAGCAATGAGAAAACTTGCTAACTTAGTTGAGATTGATGCAAACGTCGAATTGGCTACAAATGCGTCACGCGCAGTTGGTGTTGCTGGTACAACTCCTTTTGGTACTAACCATCATGTAGTGAATGAAGCATTACAGATTTTAGTCGATAACGGTGTACCAGAAAACGATGGTCGAGTTTCATTAGTAATGAATACTAGCGCGGCTACGAACTTCCGTAACCTGTCTAACCTTTACAAAGTAAATGAAGCTGGTACAGATAGCTTATTGCGTCAAGGTGTCTTGCAGGACATTTCTGGTATCATGATGAGACAAACTGGTAACCCATACCGCCATACTGCGGGTACTGGTACTGGTTATTTAATCAATGATGCTGGGATAGTGATCGGGACAAAAGCTATTGCGACTGACACTGGTTCAGGAACAATTGTGGCGGGTGATATAGTTACTGTAGCTGGTGACAGCCTCAACAAGTATGTTGTACAGGTTGCTCTTGGTGGCGGTGCATTTACCATATCTGAAACTGGTGCTCGCGTAGCATTTGCTGATAACGCGGCTATTACTCTTGGTGCTAGCTATTCAGCAAACATTGCTTTCCACCAAGCGGCTCATGAAATTATCATGCGTCCACCAGCAGTGCCAGAGTCAGGTGATGCGGCAATTGATTCAATGATCGTGCAAGACGCTAGATCTGGTCTGGTTTTTGATGTTCGTCATTATGTTGGATATCGTAAAACGATGATTGAAGTTTCAATCGCATGGGGCGTAAAAGCGTGGTTGCCTAAGTATATTGCAAACGTGTTAGGTTAAGTTCTCCCGACTTAATCTTTTAGGGGTGGAGTAACTCAGGTTGCGTCACCCCTTTTTTTTAAATTCTAAAAGGTGATTTAATATGACCGCATCTAAGAAAACAAAAACCGAAACCCCAACAAAAAAAACAAATAAAGATCTTGTGCAGATGGTTGATGAAAACGGCAAAACTGCTGACGTTCACCATACCGAGGTTGAGAACTTTAAAGCTGGTGGCTTTTTTATTAAATAAAATAAGAGGCCAATATTATGAGCTTTAATTTTTCCAATTTTACAAAGGTTGGTACACCCAATAGTAACAGCCCACAATTTTATAGTTACATAACGAAAGATGATATTGCATTAGTTATTAGTGCACAGTACTTTGCAGACCCGAGAGCTGAAATTGTAGTCGGTGATTTTGTTTACGTTTCAATTATTGGGGATGGTAATTACAGCTTAACTGCTGTCAATTCTGAAACTGTGGTTTTTCAAACTGTAGCGCCTATTACTGGTTGGGCTTCATACGTTGACACTCAGTATCAACTCGAAGCAAACGCATTCACTGCATTAGCAGATGTAACAACAGATTTGCCTAATAATTCAGGCACCATATTTGATGCTCAAAAACCTTTAGATGTACCAACTTTTTATGATGGAACTGTGATCACTGGTAGGAATGGAGATCAATTAGATGTCATGCTGTACTTTCAAGCTGTGCCTAGTGTTGTAAATCAGTGGTTAGAAATTTGGATTGACATCGGTGGAGGAGTTGGCGCTTTATACCGACAAACCTTTGCTTTTCCGCGTGGGACGGGGGTATCAAGAGGCATAGTTTATGGTTTGCCCAGTGCTTATACTGCCGCAACTTGGCAAGCTAATGGAGGCACAGTTAAAGTATTAAGCAATGCGGATGTCGATATATTCGATATCAATTACAACTTTGATAGAAGTCATAAGGCGAGATAACCATGCGATTAGCAGATTTTGATACTTTAGCCCAAGCAAAAGCACACGTAGAGCGCACCTTAAAAAGTTCCGATGAAATAATGCTTAACGAAAGAGGTATTTTTTCTTTAATTGGTATGCAATCGGGTGAAGCCTTAATGCAGGCAATTGAAGCCAACCCAAATATACCAGAGCGCGTCAAGTCATGGTTTAAACCCTCTGAAAAAGGGATCGATATATCCGACCCAAGCGCACTTGCTATACTTGCAGGTATGGTTTCAGCAAATGTACTTACTCAATTTAATAGCGATATATTAAGCGAATATGCGTATGTAACAATATGGCCTTTTGAATTTTCAACTGAGCATGATTTTCAATACGCAAACGGTACAATAAAATTAACTAGAGTTCCGATAACTTGGGAGCTAGGGCATTGCACAGTAACAACAACTGAAGATTGCCCAGCGCATATCGCGCAAATATATGAGCGTGTGGTGTTTAGCGATGGCACTTATCAAGATGTCAGAAAGGCGCACTTTTTGAAGCCAGTTTCAGCGCAAGGAAAATATAGAACGGCTTGCCCTAACTCGCCTAATTTATATGTTGATAATGTTTATGCTGTGATGCCGAGCGCTTAAGCATGGCTTATTATGTAACTACGGATGGCGTAGATCAAACTATTGATGCACCCGGATTTTTATTTCCATCAACAGGTATTATAAGAATTGCAGTTGATAGAGAACTATTTACTGGCGGCGGTGGTATCCAAATAACCACACCATCAAGCGGGTCAATTATATTTTATTCGCCTGCAAGTAATTATTTTCAGATTTCCTTTACGGGGACTAGCCAGTTCATGTTTGGAGCTGGTGGCTACACGTTTGTTCGTGGAGAGCAAGCGATAGAACTTGATTTTGATTTAGGGGTAATTCGTTGCTATGGGGGCGCAAGTAGTGCTTTGCTTGGTACGTTTACAGCAACAAGTGTTTTATCGTCACTAGGTGGGACTACATCGACATCGTTGACGTGGGGCAAAAGAATTAACGACTATTCTCAATCTGACGTTTACGCGTTTCAAATACTAGAAAATGCTGT